GAGATCTCTTCACTCTGTTGATTCTGAAAAGCTGAAGCGGATGGTACTGGTTCGCCTTTAACTTAACCAGTCCGAACCGCTGGAGCTTTGACGCATGGAGTGCTTCCCGGGAGATGCGGATCTCCGCCGTATATTCTCCATTAAGACGCTCATAAACCTCTGCGCTTTTCGCATCTGTAAGTCTTCCGAGCTGATTGGTCGCATTGTTGACCAGTGCGGCATCGACATAGACCTCACCGGACGAGACAATGATCGGGATCATAATCTCCACCACCTCGGCACGATTGCAATCTCCGCGTCATTTGTCAGGATACGATTCTCCCCTGGCATCAGCTCAACATAGTCGTCCGGCATTGAAACATAAGAGTCCATCGAGACAGCCGCTCCGGAAGTATTGAGGCGATAAGCGTGCATCAGCTCACAGTCGATATAGAATCGATAATTATTCGCCGTTACACGGATAACCTGCGCATTGATCGTGATGGTGCCGTCGGCTGTCGTAGGTTCTACGATCAGCAGGGGACGGCTCCGTTTAAATGTTGGATTTCGAAGACTGGATATCTGCGCGTCACTATATTGGATCTTGTTTTCCCCGAGTTTCAGGAACTTCTGCGGCATACAGTCAAAGACGAGGCTGAACGTTCCCCATTTGTTATATTTGCCCATATCCGGCTCGATTGATGAATGGAATCGAGCCATCCGAAAGATGTTAGGATCGGCAGAATATTCCAAACGCTCATAATTCCCTTCCGAGGATGTCAGAAAATCAATCAGATCGTCGTAATTTGTTCGGAAATCCGACCGGATCAGACAGTCGAATTTCAGAGAGACGTTAGAATAGCGCTGATTGGAAAGACCAGCGTCTCCGTTTCTCCCAGGGATTTCCCATGTCTCCATCTCGAGACCGGGAACGGCAAAGGTCTCAGAAAAGTCGGCAGTTACGCCGAAATCTCCGAGGCTCTTCCCGTTGTAGCTCAATGTTCTCAGATTCATCCAAACACCTCATTATCTCTAAGGACGCGGTCATTGATCCTATCGGCAATCGTGTTCGCAAGTGCTTCATAATCGTCTACATTTCCGTTGACAACGACGTTAACGCTGACCGTGTTCGTGTTCCCTGTTGCCGTTCGGATCATGTTCAGAAGGTGATCACGTCCGACCACCATCTCCGCGCCAGCTTCTCCTCCTCCGAGAAGATTGCCGTTCTGCATCCCGAAAATTGTCGGCTTCGTCAGCATGATCGCGCTGTCCATGGCTTTCTTGTACCAGTCGATGGAGATCTTCGGGACTCCCTGGGTGAGCCAGCTGATCGGATTCGCTGAGCCCTGCACTTTGAAGTGCGGCATCTTCAGCTTTGGCAATTCCCATTTAAAATTAAAAAATCCTTTGATCGCATCGATGGCGGTCTTGACCGCGTTTTTTGCTGTCTCGATTCTCTCGGTAATCGTGTTTTTGATTCCGTCGAATGTTGCCGTGATGCTCGTCCAGAGCTCTCCGGCCTTTGCCTTGATCGTGTCCCAGTTCTGATAAAGAGTGACACCGATAGCCACGGCTGCGGCGATGGCTGCCACGATGGCGCCGATCGTTCCGATCATCGGAAGCATTGCCACGTTCAGCCCGGCAGCCAGCCCGGTCAGAGTCGAGACGAGTCCGAGAATCGGAGAGATTGCCGCCACGAGTGCGAGGATCGTTAGAATAAAGGCCTGTGTGCCTCCGTCCAGATTCCCGAACCATTCGAGAACACTGACGACGATATCGACCAGCTTCTCGAGCATAGGGACAAGCGTGTCCGCAAGTGCGGCACCAGCAGAAAAGAATGCCTGCGTGGCTTTGCCCTTCAATTCATCCATCTGATCGTTAAAGGCGACAGCCGCCGCGACTCCATCCTTAGAGAGGACTGTGCCAGTCGCTTCCAGATCTTCGCCGAGAGAGCGGAGAGAAGCACCGCCATCGTCCACGATGCCAGCCATCTCCATCGCCGACTTGCCGAACAGATCCATCGCGAGCTGATCGCGTTCTGTTTCGTTCTGAACATTGCCAAGTGCTTCGAGAGCGTCATACCAGACATCGGTCGCGTTTCGCATGTTGCCGTTCTGATCGGTGATCTCAATGCCGAGTTTTTTGAAAGCATCAGATCCTGAAGACATGTTTTTCGTTAACTTCGCAATCGAGCCGGTCATCGTCTCCATCGAGACATCGACGAAAGGAGCTGCATACTGGAGTTTTTGAATCTCCTCGACGGACAGGCCGGTCACGTTTGCGAGTGTCATGATGTCATCAGCTGACGCCGCTGCCTTTGTCGCCATTGCGACCATGCTTCCGGCAGCCAGTCCGGCAGCCGCTGAGAGGCCTTTAGTCTTCTCGGCATATTCGCCAGTCTTGACACTGATCGACTCTAAAACAGGAGATGATTTTTTATACTGTTTTTCAAGGTTCTCCAGTTTCGAAGTCGTTTCCTGAAGCTCTCTCTGGAGGAGCTGCTGCTGTTTTCTGTTCTCCTCCGTGTCCCCTGCATTTTTAGACTGTTCGAGTGCTTCCTTCAGCTGTCGCTGGCGCTCTTTTGTATCGTTGACTGCTTTTCCGAGGAGCTCGTGCCTCTGTCGTAAGAGGTCGACATTCGCCGGATCATACTTCAGCAGTTTATTTACGTCTTTAAGTTGTGATTGTGTGTCCTTTAGAGAAGCATCCACCTTTTTCAGCGAGTCGGTGAGCTTCGTCGTGTTGCCATCGATCTCGATCGTGATGCCTTTGATTCTGTTGCTGGCCATTTTCTGCTTCTCCTTTCGTTAGAATGCATCCATGTCGGCCTGTGTAGCCGTTCGAGTTGTGTTGCTGTCCTCGTTATCGATTCGCGACTCTGCCAGGATGTCGAGCACCATGCCGACATCGAGGAGATCCAGATCAGAGAGAGGAATCCCTGTCTGAATGCAGCGCAAAAGAAACAGGCCAGTTGTTACCGGCCTGTCGCTTTGCGTGTCGCTTTTTTTTTCGGTGAGAGCATTGTCTGGCTTACTCCCCAGAGACCAATGATCTCCGGAAGTGCCTTGTATATCGAGAACATGCCGAAGCCGTCCAGCCATTCGTCAATGCTTTCCGGAATCGTATCATCCGCCTGTCTCGCCATCGTGTACGCGATTCTTTCGAAGACGCTGAGAGCTTCATCGCTGATGCTCTCGTCATCCTTCTGCCGCATCTTCTCGAGCTTCTGGATGTCAGAGAAGAGATCTCTCTGAAATAACTGTCTGTAAACGCGGACAGTTCCGGCTGTGCATTTGAATCTTACAGGCTTGTCGTCTATCGTCAGTGTTCTCTCCATGATGTTCTCTCCTTAATTTGTCGCCGGTGTGTCGTAGACCGTTGTGAACCAGCTATTATACTGAGTTGTCTGCGTTGCCGGACACTTAGCTTTTACGAGTCTCGTGTCGATTCTCGGGAGGCATCTGATCGCTAATGTGTCAGTGCCAGGTGTGACTGTGTCGGTCTTCGTTGTGTCGTTGATGTCAGGACGAGATGCAACACAGCGGAAGAAGGCTCTTCTCGTTGCGTTCTGATCGCCCTGGAACTCGTACAGAAGAGCGAACTCGACAGTCGGAGCGTCTGCCTTCTCGAAGAGGATACCGTTAGAATCCTTAACTTCTCCGAGGACTGCCTCCTTGAAATGATCCGGCAGCAGTGCGACCTCCAGAGTGCCGTCATAACCGTCATTATCGTTGCTCATCCAGTAAACAATGTCATCAGCATGGAAGGGATTCATTCCTCCCTGCTGCGTCAGTGCCAGAGTGACAGCGCCGGGGATTGCTACCGGTGCGGCATATGTCAGCGCTCCGGTGCCGTCGTCTGTCGCAACAGCATAATAGACATTGCGGAGGCCGAATCTGATCTTGTTATTCGTCGCCATTGTTATAAATAACCTCCATCTCATAGAGCACTTCCATCATGTGCTCGCTGTTAATGTAGATCTCGGATTTTTCCCAGGGAATGCCGGAAGCATTCAGGACATCCTCGACCTTCTTTTCTGTCTCCGGAGATTTCTCCCTGGAGTAGAGTTCGATGCTTAGCACCTCGATCTGCTGGAAAACCGTATCATCTGCATTGAAGTTATCAGAATTGGGGAGCTGATAGCAGATATACGGGAGCTTGGGAGCTCTGTTCTCAGGCCATGCCCGATACACAGACGGCAGCCCGATCGAGTCGATCATGTTCTTGATTTCTTTTAATGTCATTTCAGTTTCTCCTCGATCTTTCTAAAAACGTCTCGCTGTGCTTTGTCGTTAGCTGGCGCGATATGGGGAAAGGCTCGCGTCCTTCCTCCGTTCTGTTTTGCGTGCCCTTTTTCGAGCAGATGCGTCAGCTGATAATGCTCTTCGTTGTGTACGGTCGTCTTTACAGATAGGCGTTTCGTCATCTCTGTCGTCTTCGTCCAGCTGTCAGCATAGGCTCCTGTCGCATGTCCATCCGACGCGAATGTCCTGACTCCTTTCAGAGTGTCGACTGCTTCGGTG